GTATTGGCTGAACGCTATTTATTTCTTCCGAGGGAGTAGGGTGAGAAAATGGCCTATGCAAAGCAGTGAGTACATTTACGCAAGAGAAATGGAAGGCAGAGACACAGCAGATAGCGAAAATTTGCCTTTTTAGTTCGTATCTTCGCCCCCATTATGGCAATGCAATACGCTTTATGTTCCAACAAGGAATGCTACATGAGGCTTAAATGCCTCCGTTATTTTCTCTTCAAGAGTGAGCTCCATGACGCAACGGATGAAGTGTGTGATTTTGAGCCCAATGACGAGGGGGAATGCGAACATTTCCTTCCCTTCCTTCAGGACGAAGAAATTGACAACACAGGGGACGGGGAATTGTAGGCATGGGGGACATTATTTCAAGCTATTTAAACAGCCTGCCCTCAGAGGAGCGTAAAGAGGCCGTGAATGGCCCTGAACATTACGGAGGGAAGGGGAACGTTTACGAGGCCATTAACGTTATAGAGGCTTATGGTATGGGCTTCTGTGACGGGAACGTCCTAAAGTACCTCCTGCGTTACAAGAAGAAGAACGGCATAGAGGATTTACGCAAGGCCCAATGGTATTTAGACAGGCTAATAGAAAATGAGGAACGGAAACAGAACAGAAAGGGCTCTCAAACAGCTTGAAAACGAAATTGTCTTCCTTGAACAGCAACAGACAGAGCTGTTGAGGAGGAAATGGGCCTTAGAGGAGAGAAACAGAAGGCAGCAAGAACGCATAGAAGAGCTTGAGCAAAAGACAGAGCAGGAGCAAAAGGGACATTCCTTTTGGAAAAAGACGGCTTTGATATTGGCAGCCTTCTGGGCCATTGTCGTTTCCTTCCTCGGAATGGAGGAGGGGAAGAAATGACAAAAATTCCTTTACATTTGCCTTATTAAATTTGATTCCATTTTGCTTTTAATGTAGAAACGAAACAGGGAGGCCAATGGCTTCCTTTTTTTTATAAAGTATATTTTTATTTTTATTTATATTTGCAAAAACAATTACAGCTATGCTTTTAAATATTTTAACATCTAATGTCTCTTATGATGCTTCATATGTGTCTCCTGGTGCTTTTGAGCCTTACACGCCCAATAGTAGATATTTTAAAGTGTTTAATACGGAATTGATTGATTGGCTTAGTTTTAGGCAAACAACACAAAATGGAGGCGTTCCTGTAACAACATTTAACGCTCTTGAGGACGGAGTTTACCAACCATTTAGTACATTCAGCTCATCAGGAAGTATTGCTACGGCGGCTGGCGCAAATCCGGTGGGAATTCAGTCGTATGCTCCAAATATTTATGTAAATGCTAATGTATCACTTGGTCACTCTTGGAATATGCAAACAAATTCGTCTGACAGTGGGATGTATTCTAATTCTTTTTTATCTTATAACCAAGCACTTGATAACACAGGAGTTAATATAGTTCCTGCTTCATGGTCACTTGACATCATACAATCAGTCCCCGGCACTTCCCTAAGTTTAGGAACTGGCCCTAACGCTCCCAATTCACTTTCAGCCCCATTTACATGGACAATAGGAAGCACCACAGGATTATTTATTTTTCAAGTGAACGCAACATCTGTTGATGGACTCACCACAAATCAAACATTCTTTTGGAATTTATTCACATAATAGGTTTTTAGTGAAAAACAATTGAAAAGGGGCGGAAGCCCTTTTTTCATTTATTTATGTTTATTTTTGTGCCTCAACACATTGTGAATGAAAAAAGCCGAAATAGCCCGTTCCTTTCGTGACAAATACGGAATGGAAATGCCTACAAAGAAGCTGGCAAGGATGATGTACGAGGCCCATCCCCTTCTGTTTACAAACGTAGAAGACGCAAGAGAGAGGCTGAGGTATATTGAAGGGAAGTCTTCAGGGGGGAAAGACATTAAAACAATCAAGGAGTCGAAGTATTTCAGCCAAACGCCTCGTTCCCTTAATCCCTACGGCCTCCCTCCGAGTGAGGAGAAGGAATACGTTCCACACGTCATAGAAGGGCCACAGCGAATTGCGGCCCTTTTTGATATACATTGCCCCTATCACAGCATAGAGGCTCTCACAGCGGCCCTGGAGTGGCTTAAACAGCAAGAACCGACAATGATAGTGATAGGAGGAGACTTCTTTGACTTCTATGGCCTTTCACGCTTCCTAAAAGACCCTGACAAGCGTTCCCCTGCCGAGGAAATACGGACAGGCATAGAGCTTCTGAAGGCCATTTACGTTGCGTTAAAGCCGAAAAACGGCCTCGTGTTTAAACTTGGAAACCATGATGAAAGATTTGAACATTTTTTATGGCAAAAAATGGGGGAAATGTCAGGATTGCAAGATTTAGAAGAGCTAAAAGAGATAACACTTGAAAATATTGTAAAAAAACGTATTGGGCCTGAGTTTCCCTTGGCCTTCGTGGGGGATAAGAGAATAATTAAGGCGGGGGATTTGAACATAACGCATGGTCATGAGTTTCCTTCGGGGATAAGCTCTCCTGTAAACATAGCAAGGGGGCTTTACATGAGGGCTAAGGCGAACGCTATATGTGGCCATCACCACAGGTCAAGTTCTCACGTTGAGCAGGACATCAACGGACAGATGATTACAACGTATTCCACAGGATGCCTCTGCGAACTCACGCCTTTGTATATGCCCATTAACTCCTGGAATCACGGAGTGGCTCTTATAGAGCTTTCTGAGGACGGACAAGCATACGTTCATAACAAGAGAATAAAGAATGGCCGCATTGTGTAAAATAAAATTGTCTAATTTTGTAAAATGGCAGAGTATACAGACTTTGGGTTTATGCGTCCCGGAAACGGGGAAGGGGAGGAGCCAAAAAAGAAGCAGCCCCTTTCTGAGAACGAGAAAATAGCCATTGCTCAGAGCGAACGGGAGAAGATGCTTGAATACATGAGGCATCCCTCATACAAGGAGCGTCTCAAAAAAGAGATGTTTGTTGATTCCTTCAATTCTAACGACCCAAGAAATGTTCAAGACCTTGAAAATGAATATGCCACAAGAATGAAGGATGTTTCCACCATCCCTATTTCACGAGGCAAATTTGAGAATATTAATAAGCGTTTTCACGGAGAGTATTTTCGTCCTTCAAAAGCGATATTTCCTCTTCCAACAAAATTATTCCCACAAGGAAGAAAAGACCCTGCTTATAAGCTTGGAGCCCCTCACATTGTTATGTCAGAAGACGAGTTTTCCAAAGACATTCTATCCAATCCACTTGCCTATGGTCAGGTGGTGGGTCACGAACTTGGACATTCAAGCAATCGTGGATATCCTGGTGGAGAGAATTTTACATCAAAAAACGTCCCAAGAACGCATATTTTTAAAGCTCTTGAGGAACACGCTTGGTCTCCTGAAGCCGACCAAAGAGCCGCTGTTTCTGAGTTGTTGGATGAGGTAAATTTTATGCGAATGGGCAAGAACTATCGCAGAAAAGTGGAAGAGCTTGCTGGAAAAAGAATAGGCCCTGAGAAAGCAAGGATGGTGGCAGAGACGCAGGAAAGACTTCAGAACGAATGGAATGCCTTGCAGAAAAAATACGGCAAATCATACGACCCCGACAAGCACGGATACCCATATCCTCCAAAAGAATGGGATGAAATCCAAAGACCTCATATAATGAAAAGTTTAGAAGACAATCCTGCCGAGGTGTCTACAAGGATGATAGGACTTCGCAGGCTTGCCGCAGAAAAATTTGGTCACAATATGAGTGAGGATTTTGACATTAAGAAGTACAAAACACAGATACAGAATTATTTCAAAGAGAACGACATGATAGATGAATACGAACAACTATCAAGAGACCTCGGCCTTTCTGATGACCAAATCAACGAAATGATGAAGTATATTGCGAAGGCAAATAATCAACCCTCAGTTACACAATACACAGCATAAAAACATGGCATATTTATTTACAGAAGACGAAGACGACAAAAAGCCCGTCAGAATGAAACCCATTTCGGGCCTTCCTGCTCCTACAAGGCAGGACACAATTGACGTTGTAACCCAAAGCGAGGCTGTGAGGAGGGCTATTGAAAACCAAAAGGTGAAGGGCAAGCCAATGTACGTTGCCGACACAAGGGCATCACGAAAGAAAAGTATGCCTGTTAGCCAGCTTTCCGAAAAGCAAGCGAACGCTCTGGAGGCACAACGGGACCGTGAGGCAAGGAAACAGAAGCAAGCCGTTATTGACAAAGGGGGCGTGGCTCAACAAGCCTTGTTCCCTACAAATGAATACTTCAGAGACCTCGGCCCGACACGTTACGAGCAGAGGGAGGTGGAGAACCGTGTCATCAATCCTGACATTCCTATGAGCCTGTTCGACCCAAGAATTCAGCCCGACACTGTCTATCAATACAGACAAACGGGGGGAGGGCCTGACTTAGTGAGCGTTCCGGGGTATTCCACAAGGCTTCTTGGCAAGCCAGCAGAAGTGATTCAGCCCGTTCAAAGACCACCTCAGAGAGTTCCTAAGCAAAGTCGTGGCCCTCGTGTTTCGTTTGGAACAAGCAACAACAGGCCCACAAATCAGCCCGGAGAAGCAGGCCGTGGTGGATGGTGGAATATTTTTCAATAATGCCCAAATGTGTAATTTTGCATTTAAACGTTAAACAATACAGACATGGCAGACGATAATAACGAAAAAAATAGGAAAAGGATTCATGGATGGTCCATTCCTTCTTTAGATGTTTTAAAGAAAAGAGGGATAAAAGATGTAGATGCTCCTATCCGGCCAGGAGCTTCCGCTGACAGTTCGGGATATTTTGCTAAAAAATGGCATGAGGCAAAAAAAGAAAGAAGAGACTACCTTTCCAATAGAACGGGATACACCCTTGCCGAAGTGGAAAGAATGAAAAAAAAAGGCGGAACCGTGGTGGGCTATCTTAACGATAAAAGAGATGAGGCAAGAGATAATTTTCATCGCCAAGGAGATAAGGCAAAAAAGGACGGGATTTTAAACTACGACAAGGATGGCTATGCTGTCAATCCTCTTTCCTCCAAGAAAGAAATGAAGCCTGCAAAAATTGTTGCCCCCGTGAAACGTCCCGTAGCGGCTGCTCAAAAGAAGGCAACAGGCAAGAAATAATGCCTAAACACGCCTCCCTTCCGTTCCATTTCTATGTGAACGTAAACAATTCGTTCCTTGGCCCCGAAATGCCTCAAGGCGTTACGAAGGCCATTTGGCACGGCATATATTGCCGGGAGTACCAAACGCTCTCCTGTCACGTTTTCCTTGAATCAGGAGCGCATTGGAGCGGCCTTCCGTTACACGCTTTGTCCGTTACAGAGGATTTCCGTTACGGCCCTGAGATGCTGATGCCTTGGGGCGGGATGGGAGAGGACATAGAGGCCGTTTATATGCCGTTCCTTGAGGGCCTTGAGGCAACGGAGATGTTATCCCCCGGCCCTAACGGGAGGCACACAGGAATAATTGTTGATTGGAAGGACGGCTATTCACGTTACCCCTCGGAACATAAGCCCCTTTCTCTCATTCAGCTTGACAGCGGGCAGTTCGTTCTGTTCCCGAATAACTATGTGGTGTACAAGGAGAAACACTTTGTCAATCACAAGGCAAAGGAGAATATGAAGCATTACAGGAGGGGAGAGGAGGTGTATTGGGAAAAATAATTTAATTTTGCGTTATGGCTAACAATTTTCAAAATGGTCCAGGAGGAAGGCTTGTAAAAGCTCTTTCCAAGACTACACAATCGGCCTCAGATGCAACATCTGTTGAAATGGGTAAGCCGCCAATTATTATTCGGCCAAGTGCAAGGATTTATAATGAAATAGATGACCCATACGCTCAAAAAGTTAAAGGTGATAATAATTTTATTGTAAATTTTAAGCCAAGGTCAATAGCAGAATTAACGCAAGACCAAGCAACTGGTGGTGTTAAACCCGCACCCATTATTTCTCCATATCCTGGGAAAATGCTTCCAGAAGTGGTGGTAGAGGCCCCTGCTGCAAAAAAAGAACCAGTTTTATACGATGAAACTAACTATCTGAATCCATTTGATTGGAAATACGCAGTTACAAAAAGATTAAAAATGTTTAACACCATTGATGGAGGCAACATTGAACGTGACGGCCGAAATCGGGAGACTTATAGTGATTTAATTAGTAGATTGGAGCAAACTCCGGGCACATTGCAATATGGTTTAAAAAATACACCATACATAAATAGTGCGGCAGGTGCAATTGGTGATGTTCTTTTAGACCCGTTTAATAGGGTCCCGTTAGGCGTTGGGGCTAAGTATGGGCTTCATTTTTTAAGTAAATTTCCGTCACGGGCGGCAGCACAAAAAATATTGTTAGGTCTTGGAGATGCAGCCCCTTATATAGATTCTGGCTTAGACGTTATAGAGGGTGTTGAATCGTATAATGACTATCCAAACAAACCTCGTTTTGAGCCCAAAAAAATGACCCCTCAGCAAAAAGAATTTTTGCAAAAACTTTCCGAGTATAATTTTGGTAATGTGAAATAAGTGTTTGTACATTTGCAGAGCCGAAAGGCAACGGGACTGGAAAACCCGAATTAACAGATTGAACAAAACATTAAAAAATCAGACGTCCCCGTCTGGTCGTTATTGCAAGGGGCCTCACTGTTGGGCAAATCCAGACCTTGTAGTTTCAACCAGACGGGGATGCTTGTTTTTTTATGGTTACGTCAGAAGTAATTTCAAGACAGCAGTGTAAAATCAGTGACATTGCGGGTATGGAGTACGTTTTTTCTAAACGCTCCGGGAGTGACAACATTATTTTTGAAGCTTTCTTGTATGACCCTCAGAATTGGCAGAAAAAGTCATTGTGCTTTGAGGCAGAGCTTGATTATTATGAAATAAAGAAGTTCATAGAGCAATGTATTAACACCCATCAGGATTAGTTAATTACAGATATGGAACATTCATTTAACATTCATTACGCCCAAAGATATGGGCTGCATGAAGCGATTATGATTAAAAACTTTCAGTTTTGGATATGGAAAAATAAAGCCAATGGTTCTCATAAATATGATGATAGAACTTGGACTTATAACTCCGTAAAGGCTTTTGAAGAGTTGTTCCCATATTTATCCTCAAGCCAAATAAGAAGATGTTTGGAATCACTCGTTGAGCAAGGCGTTTTGATAAAAGGAGAGTACAATAAAAACCCATACGATAGAACTTCTTGGTTTGCATTCCGTGACGAATCCACGTTTCTAATTCAGCAACTCGACTTGTCAAATTTGACAAATGGAAATGATGAATTTGACAACTCTCATACAGATAGTAAACCAAATACTAAAATAAATAATAAAAAGGCGGGGAAAGAAATACTGATTGAGGAGAGAATGGGAATGTTGAAAAAGTGTCTTGAGCCGTTCCTCGAAAAGTACGGGAGAGAGATGCTTAATAACTTCTACTTGTATTGGACCGAGCCTAATGAAACGGGAAAGAAGATGAGGTTTGAGTCGGAAAAATTCTTTGACCTAAACAGACGACTTGCTACTTGGCATTCCAGGAGTGTAACCAAGAATCCATCCGCCGCCCCCCGCCCCGCCGTGCCTGCCTCGCAATCTCCTTTGGCAAACCAAGACAATCACAGCAACTATGCCGACTATGTAGCATGGTGCGAAAGAAACAACATCATCCCACAGCCTGACAAGTATGCAAGCGATAGCTACCTTTTTTGATTCGTTCAAATCCGTCAATTATCCAAAGCACATCGAAGTAGATGCGCTATTGGATAGAATAAAATCAGGAGCAAGCAAAGCTCTGATTGAGACCCTGAGAAACATCTCCGACCCTGAGCAGCAAAAGGAGTTCAAGCTAAACCGCCTTCCGCTTATTTGTTGGAGTGGTGAGTTTAGTAAGAGAGCAATTGCAGGACTTACATCTCCTTCTGGTTTTGCCATTATGGATTGGGACGGAGTGAAAGCCGAAGACCTTCGTGACCTTCAAACCCTCATCATTTCCGAGCCATACACTTACGCTTGTTGGGTGAGCCCAAGAGGAGGACTGAAAGCTCTGATTAAAATAGCAAGTCCTGAAAAGTACAAAGAGCAATACGAGGCCCTGCTTGATTACTACAATGCCGTAACGAGAGACTTTGCTATGGCAGATGTGAGCAACAAGGACATTTCAAGAGGATGTTTTGAAAGCTACGACCCGAACCTCTACCGTAATCAGGAGGCCAAGCCATTCCCGTATTTCGTTAAGCACGATAAGATGGTGATTCCCACTTACGAGGGGAGAGTGGACTTGATTCCTAAAATCTTGAAATGGTGTGCCAGCAACGGAAAGTACTTTCAGGATGGACAACGGAATTACTTCCTGCTAAGTTTTGCAGGGGCCTGCTGTCGGTTCGGGGTGGAGATGGAGGACGTGGTGAGCTATTGTGATGCCCATTTCCTTGCCAATGACCATTCCTTCTCTCGGACAGAATGCGAAACGGTGGTGAAGAATGCCTATCGTTATTGGGGGAAGCAATTCGGAACGGCAGAGTTTACGGATGGCAAGGTGGTGGACACAAAAACGCTATTGGAGATTGATGTTGCTCCTCCCCAAGAGTTGTTTGATGAAAGCATTCCGCCAAAGGACGTGATTTATGGCGAAGATGTTTTTGATAAGGCAATGTCCTTTTACGAATCGGGGTTTCCTCACATTGAAGGCATAGGGATTCCGTTGATTGACGATGCGTTCAAGATGCGAAGGGGAGAGATTACATTGCTATCAGGGCATGGCAATCAAGGAAAGTCAAGCATCCTGAAGTATATGTTGCTCTGCCACGCAGCCCTTCATGGAAGGAAGTTTGCCATGTTTCCTCCTGAAGACAATCCTGCCGAAATGTTTTACAATGACCTTGTGGAGATTCTTTTAGGGGCCGATTGTTCGCCCCGCAATCCAAGAAGGCCAAGTAAGCAACTTTACGAAAGAGCTTATAGATGGGTGAGTGACCATTTCTTTTACATCTACCCTGAGAGCGAGAGCCCAACGCCTGCTTACATCAAGCAGCGTTTCCTTGAACTCATCATTAAAGAAAAAGTGGATGGTTGCGTGATTGACCCGTTCAATCAAATGGACAACGATTTGCGTAAGGCAGGAGGCCGGGATGACCAATATCTTTCCACCATACTTGGTGACTTTGCACGATTCGCCACCGTGAACAACATTTTCTTTTTCATTGTTGCCCATCCCAAAGGAGGGCTTAGGAAGGAGGGTAAGGGCGACTACCCATGTCCTGATGTTTATGACCTTGCAGGAGGGGCTATGTGGAATGCGAAGATGTGGAACATTCTGATGTACCACCGCCCAGAGTTTTATTCCGACCCTGATAGCAATGCTTGCCAACTTCATGTAAAGAAAGTGAAACGGAGGGAGGTAGGAAAAAGGGGTGAGGTAAATTTTGAATATGCTTACGGAAGAAGAAGATTTTTCTTTGAAGGCCGTGACCCAATGGAAGGGATTCTTACAAAGCTCAATCTGAGTGACTATCTGCCGACACCAGAAATTCTTTTACCAAATTACTTCGATACTTTTGATGACAGCCTCCCTCCATTCTAATATCACAGAACGCAAGTGGGACATCCTGCATACGTTCTGCTATGCCTACATTTGCCATCCACCACAGGAATATTGGGAGGACAAGCAATTCATGGAGGAGCGTGATTTCCTCCTTCGTGCCGTCAAGAATAACGTCCACGTTACAGATTGGAAGCAAATACTAAGGGAATATTCTCAAATGAGGCCGATAACATTGAGCGTAAGACACGCAAAGGAATTTTACGAAGCAGAAGTCCAAAACGCAAGCACAGAGGCTTACAGAGCGATTGAGAGCTATTTCTCAAGAACGGACAGGGAGAGAGAAATAATTCGTTCCTCTCCCGGCTGCGACATTTCCTACATTACGCTCTATTTGCGTGAAGGGGAAGCCTACAGAAAGCCCACAGAGTCGTGGACAATGGAAACGAAAACTAAAAAGAAAGCAAAATGATAGACCTGTTAATCAATTTCGACAATGAGGAGGACAAGAAGAAACTGTTCTCGATTCTTAAAACCCTCAAAGGAGGATATGCCATTCAAGTAAAGAAGCACAGAGAGAATCGCTCATTGGCCTTCAATAGGTACTATTGGTCCGTTGTGATTCCGTACATAGCAATGGAAACGGGCTACACCAAGGAAGAAATGCACGATGTTTTAAGGCGAATGTTTCTGTCCTACGAGAAAAAGAACGAAATTACGCAATCGGTGGACGTTTTCTTGTTAAGTACGGCCAAGCTGGACAATGTGGAATTTAATGAATACATTGAAAAAATCAGGGCCTTTGCGCTTGAGCAATTAAATATTTACGTACCGTTGCCTAATGAAATAAACTTTTGAGCATGAGAAAACCAAAACCCGTTAAGACAGCTCCTGTCAAACCGAAACGAATCGTAACGCCTCGTGTTGAGCGGACAAGAAATGGCCGTACAGAGACTCAGAGCCAGCACATAGGAAAGCTACGTAGCGCACTCCGCAATCTCTCTCGTTGGTGGAAGCCTTTCGCTATGGCATTAAAGGCGGCATCCGTTACGCACTACATTGGCAAACGCAGACGTGTTCTCTATCTCTGTGCTGAGTGCGAAAGGCTGCACGACAGAAAAGAAGTGGAAGTAAACCATAAGATTCCTACAGGAAGCCTAAAAACATACGAAGACCTTCCTGGTTTTTGCGAAAGGCTATTTGTGGAGGATATTTCCCTGCTTGAAGTGTTGTGCAAGGAATGCCATAAAGAGGAAACGGCAAGGCAACGGGAGGAGCGCAGTGCAAAATAACTTTGATTTGTTTCACAATTAGGCTTATATTTGCCCTATGAAATATTTAAGCACGGACAGAGTTTTGCTCATTACAATGGCTATGGCAATTGTTTTTCTGTGTTACAGGCAAGCTGCTATTGATGCCATTCAGGACAGAAGAATGGAGGAATGGAGCAGCAACACCTCAGCTACATTAGAGGGAATGGAATATGAAATGTCAAGGTTTATGAATTCAGATACAACATGGAAACAATAGGAGAGAAAATCAGCCCCATCCTCAACGAAATTGAGGACGCACTGTGGGACCACGAGGTGTTGTGCGGAGAACAGCCCTATTACACAAACGATGGATTCCGTGCTGCCGTGAAAATATTTATGTCCGCTATGATGGACAAAATGTACGAGCTTCAGAAAAGCGAAGACCTTGAGATTGAAGACAAGGCCGCAATGGCCGAATCATTGGGCAATCAAGTACGCATCCTTGTTAAAACCTATTGCAATATTGACACTCATGAACTTTACATTGAATAACAAAATTGTTGTAGCCATTCTGTGTTTCACAATGTCTATGGCGTTTGCATTGAACGAAAGACACCTCTTAAACGAAATTGTGTTTAATGTGTTTATGTGGTTTGTCGGGCCGATGCTCATTCTCCCCATCATCATCATTTGCCTCCTTGAGGAGATGTATTGGGAGGACAGGGTGGAGATAATTTTCTGCGGAATTGCTGGCTATTTTATGGGAACGCTCTTCGTAATATGAAGAAATAAAGCCCATTTTGTTTTATTTGTGAAAATAAGCGCATACATTTGCGCTCTGTATGGAAAAGCAAATAAAACACGTACAAGCCTTTTACGAGGCGTTTAATGTGCCAATTCCTGAAACAATGCGCTATCTCCACAAGGAGAGGGCACTTCTAAGGCACAAGCTGCTACAGGAAGAAGTGGGAGAGCTCCTTGACGCAAGTATGTCTTCTCAGGGCACACTTGTAGACGTTGCTGATGCCATTACAGATTGCTTTTACATCCTCATAGGAACGGCCATTGAATATGGCATTGCTGACAAGCTGCCTGCTTTGTTTGATGAAGTGCATTCAAGCAATATGAGCAAGCTTAGCGAAGACGGAAAGCCACTCTATCGTGAGGATGGAAAAGTGATGAAAGGACCGAATTACAGAAAACCAAATTTAAAAGATATAATTTATGGCACATCCCCCAAAGGTGACAATGATTGAAAGCAGAGTGCTTGTCCTTCCCGACAAGGCTGCTGATTTTTACGATGAGAACGGAACAATTGTGATTCCCGACATGGCAAAGGAATCTCCTCCACAAGGCGAAGTTATGGCTATTGGGGAAAAAGTGGAAGTGGTGAAAGTGGGCGATAAGGTGCTCTACACCAAAGGAGCCGGGACAAGAGCTGAGTTCAATAAAACTGAATACCTCATTATGAAGGAATACGAAATCCACTGCATCCTGTAATGGCATTTGTCACCAAATATTCGGAGAGCATAAAGCCCATCAGGGAATACTTGGTGGAGATAGATGGCATTTATAAGGAAACTATAGAGTACGGAACGCTTCTCCTCCACAGACCCTCTAATGTATATAATGAAACTGGTGGCCTATGCGAGGAGGGCGTTGTCGTCAAGTCTCCAATGAAGGACGCATTTGACGAGGACATTGTAGGCAAGCGCATTAAGTTTTGGTTCTCCGAGGCCCATGCCACGTATAAGGGCAATATGCCTAAAATAGACGGACACTTGATGGTGGCCCCTAATAGCATTATAAGCATTGAGGACAGAGAGGTGGGCGACCACATTCTATGTAAACCCATAGAAACGGCACGGAGCGCAGCAGGAATTATTATTCCCAACATTGAGCTTGTCAGCTACGACACAATGCAGAAGCCTGTGGAGAACATCAGAGAGTTTTACACAGACCGGGGCAAGGTGCAAGGCAAGAACGACCACTTCCCTGAAGGGACGTATTTGTTCTGGGGAGATGAGAGTAATGTTCGTGTAGGCTACAACGGATGTTTCCTTGTAAGGAAACGTATGGTGATGGCAAGCGGAGAGGATGCTGTAAAGCTCACATACATAAAGAAGAAGGTGAGGATGGCATGAAGAAGAAGAGCAAGGTGGAAGTGCCTCTTTTTGAGGAAAAGAAGGAAAGGGGCAGACCGATTAAATACAATTTCTCTCCGTTTAAGAAACAGAGCACCATCCACCTCATTATTCCAAATGTTGGCCTTGATGAATATTCCTCTTTGCGTTCCACATTCGCAAGGTGGCGCAGAATGGAAGGGATAAAAGGTCGCTTCCGGTATGATTTTTTGGACGATAGCATAGCTATTTGGCGACAATGAATGAGAAATACTTCATTTCATACACCAAATTCAGGAGAGGCAGAATGCGCTTCTACCAATTCTCAGAGTTCCTTGAAAATGGGATACAGTTCTACCCATACGCCACAATCCCTGAACTAAGCAAGTCATGGCGAATAACAAGAAAACTACTAAAAACACGCTCTCGTCCCAAGGCTCTAATGGGGATGAAGAATGGGCAGGAGGGGATTTATGTCTTCCGAACTCCAAGGATTTATGGAGAAGAGTGTTTAACGAAAACCTTAAATGCTACGAAATTTACATTCGGAACACCAACATTCTTGTAGCAACGGGCATAGGCAACACGGGGGATAGTTTCCTCATTGGTGCTCTTCCTGCTATAATGACAACATTTATACAACTAACCAAGCAAATAGAAAATGGCGAAGTCAGCGAAGAAACATACAGAAACGCTCTCGGCCTCATTCATGGGTTCAAGCAAAATATCAGAAAAGGAGAAAATGTGGATAGAGGCGGTTTATTCGGACTCAATTCCATTGAGCTTGACCTGGAAGGGCAGGGTGGAGGAAGTTACAAGGAGGCTCGGCTATGGGATTAGTGATGGCACACTAAGGCTTGGGTCGCAGCTCTTTTTCGTTCACAACATCAAGGCAGAAGCCTATTGGAGTATGGTGATGATGTATCACAATGTGTGCGACTCCATACGCACTCCTGAAGCATCGGGAGACGGAAAGGCATCCAACGAGAACTCTTCCTACAAGGTGAAGATAGAGAACAGCCTCAAGCTGAAGCCCGTGATGGACGAAATCAAAAGATTGGCAGAAGATTTGTTTAAGAAGAACGAAGCAGCCGAGGCCGACTTTAATGCTGGCAAACTTGAAAGCGACTTCGGAGAAGGAGCATTGGAGGCTGCTTTAAGAGAAGTGAACAATGGCGATGAAGGTGACAATAGTTCGGCCAAAAAAAGAAAAGCGGCCAAGGAAGCCTAAACGGGAGGAATACATATTCCATAGCCGTATGCTATGGGAGACACCTCTTGGACACCTTGCTGTGATACAGAAGAGCAAATTTGTTGCCTATACGCACATTGAATTTAGAAAGTACCTCCGCAGGATGTTCAGAAGGTGCTTCACGCTCTTTGCCGAAACAAAAACAACGTGGATAGTTAAAAGAACAAAATATGCCCCAGAAGAAACTCAAGAAATTGATTCACCTCGCAGAAGGTTCTACCATCTACCTAAAAGGGCATCAGGTAATAGCCCGATATGAGGTGGAGCGTATTGACCAAAACGGACATTGCCACCTTGTCCAAAACGGGGAGGTGAAGAAACATTTTGTCTATCCCTCAACAGTGTACGCCCTCGGAGACCCGTTATTCAAGCACGGCCTTCGTGCCTTTGTTCCTACAACGCTCCTTGAACGTGATTGGGAGGCGTTTGAATCACGGAAGAAACTGATGGGGCTTTTTAAGAGGCTTGACAGAATTGGGAGTAGGATTCCTAAGTTGCAGAGCAGCAAGAAAATGCTAAATTGCATAGAGATAGTGGATGAGTTTATAGGCAGGATGCAGGCAGCAATGCGGAAGCAGAAGAAATGAAATTAACGGAAACACAGAGGATAGAGAAAGGAATTCTCAAGGAGCGCATTTGGTCCCTTGACTGCAAAACTCCGCCCATTCCTGAAGACCTGACAGTGATTCCGGGCTATGGAAACCCCAAGGCCAAGTTTACAAGAACGCCCATTCCCGAATACATGAACATCGAAAAGAGCCAAATCCAAACGGACGGCTCAATTCGTTACACGCCCCTCCAACAGCAATTCATTCGGGAGGAGGTGAAGAAAATATTTCATTCGGGGCAATGGGTGTACATCAGAGGAACGCTCACATGGCTCAATCCGTGGATGTACTTTGGCCTTAACTATTGGAAACCCTCTGTGGAAACCAATGACGGATTCCTTGAATATCGTGACCGCCAACGCAAAATCCTTCATTTCTGTTGGAACATCTATCAGCACCACAAAGAGCTTGGTGTCATCTACCTGAAGGGCCGTCAGGAGGGTTTGTCCACTTGGGGCCATTTAATAATGTTTTGGCTTGCCATCAGGGCTGAACGGCAGAACATAGGACTTTCTTCCTCGGACCAAAAGCTGGCTGACGAGAACTTTGACGAACTTATTAGCAAGCCCGTAAACGCTCTTCCTATATGGCTCATTCCTGTACACAGGATGAACAAGAACGAGCTTTTGCTTGTTGAGCCTCCTGAACGCCAATCAAAGACTAAGAAGACAGCAAGCGTTTCCAAAGCCCTTGGAGGAAGTATAAGGCTTCGTGCCCTAACTAAGCGAGGATGGGATGGTAAGCGTCTCAATGGCCTCTTTGCCGATGAAGGTGGTAAGTGGGTGCAAGTGCAAATTAGTAAGTGGTGGAGCAAGCAAGTGAGGGCTTTGATGGTGAATGGCCGCAAGAGGGGCTTTGCGTTCTTTCCGACAACAACGGAAGAAGGCGACCAAGGAGGAGCAGAGTTTCAGCGTTTCTACGCACAAGCCGACATTGAAACACGGCAGAACGGCAAATATCCCACTACTACAAACAAGCTTGTAAATCTTTTTATTCCTGCCTACGTTGGCCTACCGGGATGGACAGATGCCTACGGGAACGACATTGTGGACACTCCCGATGAGGAGCAGTGGGAATGGATGCAGAGAAATGGACACGATGAGCGAATAGGAGCAAAGGAGAAACTGATGCGTGACCGTCAGCAGCTCCTTGATGCAGGACTTGATGACCTCTACGCAGAGGAAATGCGTCAGAACCCATTCACGCCTTCTGATGCGTTCAATAGCCTTAACGAGCATTGTCCTTTTGATGTCACTATTCTGCAAGCCCTGAAGCGTACAGCAGACGTTCCTGATGTTCAAAACAGAATCAGAAAGGGATATTTCTATTGGCTTGACGTAAGGGAGCGCAGCATTGTTGGATGGAAGGAAGACGCAAGCGGTCCATTTGAACGGACGTGGGAGCCTCCTCCAAACTTAATAAACAAAACGCAGACAAGGAGGGGAATCAAGGCCCCGGCCAATGGTAAACTCGGAGCATTCGGCGTTGACCCATACCTAAAGGCAAGCACTAAGAAGAAGGGCTCTAAGATGGCTGTAACGGGAAAGCTGTACTACAACCGTTACCACGAGGAACAGAATAAAAAGGAGCGTGATACAACAGGCCGTGATATGCCGGGATACTTCCCCACGCCTGCTGTATTCCTTTCCTTTGCCAACAGGAGTGCAGACAGTCATTACGATATGGAACAGCTTCTGATGGCCGCTGTTTATTATTCTATGCCAATAGTGATAGAAAATAACGCTTCCATTGCTGTAGAGAATTTCTTTAACTCAAGAGGCTATGGGGGCTTTCTGTTGCGTGAGGCTGAAATCCTAAACGAAACCTCTCCTACGCAAGTTCAATGGGAGACAACGGGGATACACACAGGAGTGGAGGGAGCAGGCAGTGATGTTGTTAGAAGAGGGGCAACGTATTTAAACGACTTCCTCAGGGGGGATAGTTTGTTCTTAGGGGAACATACATACAAAATAGCGGAAGAGCCGATACGCTATCCGTTTCTGACAAGCATAAACGACAATATGCAGTTTGACATAACGGACAGGACAAAGAGTGATGCCACGATGTCGGCCATTATGGTGCATTTTTATGAGTATAACACAAACGAATATGACAATCCCCTTGCCTACAGCAGTGCGCCCCAGAGCGATGTCAGGAGGCTATTCCCAAGGGGTACGTTCCTGAGAAGAATGAGGGTGTAAAAATTTTTTGCGCTATGCCCCAAAGATTTCGTATTTTTGGGCTTCACTAAAAACATTTTTCTCAATGGCACTTCTTCGCATTATGACCACCACCAACCCATCAACAGCAACTTCTGTAGTGGGTGGTTCTGCTTTCTTTGTTTACAATACCGACCAAATCAACTGGCTCACTTTGGCCTCCAAAACCGGAACTACTGCGTCAAGCGTATTTGACTATCAGTTGAATGGCGGTGGAATTGGTAAAGCCGCTGTTAAGGCTTCTGTAGGAGCTATTGTTGCTGCTGCTGGAGCTTCCACCGTTAGCTAATAAAAAGAGTCATTGAGACAAGAAAGCCGCCTTCCACGAGAGGGCGGCTATTTGTGTTTTATTTGACATCCTTGTAGTACCCCTCATAGTGCTCTATCCCAAGGCCATCTTCGGTGGAGTGCATTGAAATAGCAAGCATATTTTCTTTATTACCATCCTTTCCGCTATCGCTCATCCATAGTGAATCGTGGGGGATGTGATAGCAAACATTATAAGGCAGTTTGTTTTTTATTCTGTCTGCCCAATAATTATCCCAGGCGGCCCTTCCAAGAAGCAAGGGAACATTGATTAGCTCGGATATAGATTTTGCATTGGGTCGGAATACAAACAAGTCTATGCCTTCGTATTCGGGTGCGTTCCTGATGTTGTCAAATGACAGAAGGCCATCGGTGTGTATGTCAACACGCTTTGCATAACAAGCATCAAGGTTATTCGTGTCCATGTGTGTCCTGATTATTCCTGTAGCTTCGGGAACAAGACAGATGTCCCGGTTCATAATAATCAAGAGGTCGTCAGGATGAGAGAAGCATTGAATACCCTCAAGCAACATTTCATTCACTTTAGGCCATTCTTGTGTTTGGTGCAAGAGAACGGAAGCGTGAATGTCCATTGTGCTTAGTTTGCTCCACGAATAGGCAGCCAATCCATATCTTCCAAGTGTATGCGTTTCATTCACTTGATAGTCATTAACAAGAATGTATGTGGTGGCTCTGTTTAAATCGTAGTGCTGTCTTACGGATGCGTTCTTGGCTATGCAGGCAATCATTTGTGAGGCATCATGCCCTATCATCTCTTGCGTGAATATGCCTATTGTCGTAGGCTTAGGCGTAGCTTGAACCCAAGGTGCGCTTCGGCTGATTAAAATATTCTGTTTTTCACACAAATGGTATTGCAAGCTGTCGTTTAGGATGTACAAGGTGTCCTCCTGATTCATATCTTCTTGTAGCTTCTTGAACCCTTCTGTATGCGGCTTATACACCTCAAATGGAATGCCCAATGACGTAAGAGCATAGCGAGTGTTAATCAGAATGCTTTTGTTCGTGATTTTGCTTGAATTGCCATCAAGGGCAATAATGGCTTTTTTATAGGTTTGCATAATATTCTTGGAATGCTTGAAAACTTCTGAATGGGAGAACCAATTTGGGGTCTTGCCCGTCTTGCTGGCAAATGGTTACTTTTTTGTCTGGGTACTTCATTGTACACATTGTTGCTGCCCTTGCGGGGTTTCTTGCAAAGTCATTCCCAAGTTCAAACACCTTGTGTTGTGGGAACAACTCATAAACAATTTGAGCGAATTGTGTCATACAACAAATAATGGACGGTTGTTTAAGTTGTTTACACACCATATAAATGTCCCCGAAGCGGCCAAGAATGACATATACAGGCCACTCTTCGTTTTGTTTTTCTACAACTTCCTCCCAATATTCTATTTGCTCATCAGGGTCTACAAGACCAGAGGCTACAAAATCAGGCCATGCTTTCCCCCTGTGCGTTCCGCCTTGCTCTCCACAATTATAAGCACGAGATATAGCAGGAAGGATTTCATCCATTTCGCCCAAGTGCTTACTAAGAACTACATCCCAAGACGTTTCGTGAGAATCGTTTCCTGTTGTCCATGTGGCAAACATTTCTTCCCATCTGTCCTTCCATGTCCCCCATCCCCAACAAGAGAAATAGTTTTTTCTCATCGCCTTGCCGTAGTCTTTTGACGAAAGAGGTAGAGAAAGCTTGTTGTCGTGGCCCCATAGGCCGATGGTGTTCACAGAGTGGTCGTTCTTATATTTCCTTGCGGCCCATTCAATGTATTGCAGGGCATCATCAGAAATGATAATATCATCTTCTATCATCAGAACAAAGTCGGGATTGTCTTCCCAAGCAAGTTCTAATGCTCTTTTTACATTGTAATTACATCCACGCTTCTGCTCGGCTACATCAGGCACAATCCCAAAGAATTCGTAAATGTTAAACACTTCTTGATTGAAAGAGCCATCTGCGTTACAATCCATAGCACAGAATATGCGGTGTTTTTCGTGGGAAAATCCTTTTGCCCCAAATATGGCTGCAATAGAACGGCGAGAGTATTCGGGCCTGTTGTAGGCTGAAATAGCTATGTTGATTTTCATTTTAGCAGTTCGTTTATAATGGGCATTTTATTTGTACATCCAGCAAAGTGCATAAAGATTGATAAATGATATATATGAAGTAGATAATCTTTTGGATTCATTCCATTGTAAAAAGCCGTTTCAACATTGCTGACGCAAAAGTTGAATCTTGGAGAAATCCAATGCACAACATCGTTTTTTATGAGCTCATATGACATAGCTGGCATTTCGTAATTCCACTCAGCTCCATGATTGTCCTCATACCCATAGTATATTTTTTCAAACAAATTTTTGTGATGTTTTGGGGAACAAACAAAAACTCCAGCCTGAACCACAGCCGATAAGCCATTTCCATCTATGCCTCTGTTTGTATAATATTTTGAGGGGGTGTCATTGTCTAAAAAAGGGATTTGGGAATTATTCCAAAATGCATACAAACGATATAGTGCTATGTCGTGTATTTCTTTGCTCGGAATAGAATAGGCATCTACCGCTCCCACCCTATCCATAGGAACTCCATCAGAAATGTCATAAGCATAACAAGGGTTCATTATAACATCCGAATCAACCCAAACAACCCTATCGTATTCAGATGACCATTCTTGAGAAAGGATGAGTAGTTTTTGCCAGGATGCAGACCTTTTGGAGGCCCTTAGCGAATCATCTAAAGGATGTTTTATCAAAACAAGGTCATAGTCATATTCATCGCAATATGCGTTCCATGAATCGTAGCAATACTTGTGAAACATATTAAGATATTCATCCCCGATGGCAAGTGTTACTATGGCTTTTTTCATAGCAACTCTCTTCTCACCCAAATAGAATATCCGTTACGGAGCGTAAGATTGCAGAACAAGCATTCGTATTCCTTGTTCTTCCTCAAAGCCTGATGAGAGTGATGGTGCTTGATGTCAAGAATGTCATCAAGGATGATGATTTTACTATCGCACACTTTTTCGTATTCTGCGTTCCCTGTAAATGGAGAGCCATCAAGAAGAACCATATCCGGCTTTTCAACTGTGTCAATAATGCCCGTAGGAATGCGCCATTTAGCAATGGAAAGGATTTCGTCCTCGTACCATGAAAGCACCGTTTCTAATGAATACTCATTAAGCTGAGTTGGAATGTTCTTGTGGAATAACTCCACATCTTCTTCGCTCATGTATTCCTCAATGCTGACAGAAGACCCGTTCAATGGCTTCACCCAATCAAGACCTTTATATCTTTGCACAAGGTTGGCGTAGCGCAAGGGGTTGGCCTCAATGGTGTATAGGGTTTTGTTATGAAGCCCTGACATTCCAATAATTAAAGCCTCTGTACTTCCATCTCCGCTTGATGCCCCCACTTCAAGCACCGTTTTTATTTCGGAGGAAAACATACGAATTGTTGTTATAATTCTATCGTACAACTCATCGTTTTTAATTTCTGCGGGTATTGCTATTGCGTTATTCATGGCCCAAATGTAAAACAATTCCGTACAATTTCCGCTCTGCACAAAACATTCCTTAAATTGTTTTGCGTAAAAATATGTTGTAACTTGCGCCTATTATGCTTGAGCGTCTTATCACCACAGTTCTCACCTACCTCAACGCAGCAGGATATTACAAGAGCGCAGAGGAGATACAGAATGCCATCAATGTTGCCCAGCTTGACCTTTACAAAAGGCTTCGTGGGAATATGGCACAATATGCGCCGGGAAGGCCACTTGCTGCCGTAAATCCTGAGCAAACAATAACATCTACAGATGCTCTTTCTGAGCTTTACATAACGCTTACAAACCTTCCTTTTGTTCCTCAAGAGGGGTATGTAATTGTTGAAGCCCCTCTGGGAGTAATAACAGATATTGTTCTGTCGCTTGAGGTGGCATATAGGCCGAATGCCTCATTGTATCGTCCTGTAAACATTGTTCCTGACAATCAGTATTTGATGTTAAAGAACAATCCCGTAGTGCCTCCTATTGAATCAAGACCTATAGGAAGGCTATATGGGTTGGCAACGTATGAAGTTTCTCCTATTACAAATGTGGATAATTTCAAAGCAAGGGTGCTCAAACTTCCTAATCCTGTGGCGTTTACTTTTGAGGAAAGCAACGGCCCGATTCCTGACATCATCATTACTTCGCGTATGGATTGGACACTTGACAAGTTGGACAATATGGTGTATGGAACGGTGGCAAATCTGGGCTTCAATCTTTCAAATGGTGTTCTTGTTCAGAGCGGAAACGCAATGAACGACAAGATTCTCTAATATGGACTACAACTACGTTGCCAATCAAATCGTCCTGATGTTTATGGCCGGAAGGCCAACAACAGAGGGCATTGACGTTCGTGAAGTGGAAGCTTGGGTGAAGGAAGCCCACGCTAACATAGGCCGTCAGGAATACTTTGAGAACTACAAGGCCGACAACCAATCCACTGTAAACGGCAATTGGCTTGTAAGCTATCCCATAAACATTGAGGCCACTCCTGACCCCGTTACGGGCTATCACGTGGCAAGGCTGACAGAGAACTACATTCCGCTCCCTAAGAACAGGGGCGTAGTGAGAGTGAGTGTAGCCGACAAGGACTACAAGGGGAAGAAGCAAATAGCCTTCATTTCCTTTGACAATTACGAAAACATTCGTGGGGGGAGCACAATAAAGTTTGCGGGGGATTATTTCTACTCCCTGAACAATCACAATGTGTACATTCTCCCTGCCTGCAACAATCAGATAAAAATAAAGACACTAACAGTGACGCAGGCTGTGGCTAACGATGCTACATTGAATGACAGCCATGTAATGCTGATAGTGAGCCAGGTGATGCCAATGATGAATCTTAGGTTCACAAGGCAGGCAGATATGGTGACCAACGCAAACCCTAACGTATAAGCAATATGAGCAGTTTGACAGATAGCGTAGATAGCATTGTAGGGCAAGTGATGGAGGACCTTGAGGTCCCTGCCAATCTCCAGTTCCGTTTTCTTGGGTGGGCATTGGACTTTGTTCGTTCTATGCAGAAGGATGTCAAGACAATGATTCCTGACAGAACCAAGGACATCTTCTACGAGTTCGACACATACGGCTACAACACAGTGAAGCTCCCCAATGACTACTACGACTACAACACCGTAGGAACGCAAGTGGGACGCTACATTAAGGGCCTTGCTGTAAACAACCGCCTCACTACGCACAAGAGGCAGCCTGATATGTTCCCTCTGTTAAGTGGGAATGACAACGCAAACATTTGGTATTGGGGAGGGCTGTACGGCTATGGAATGCTTTGGAGCGGCACAGGAAGCCCTGTACAAGCATATGGAAACGGAAACGACTATGGGGATGTAATGATAGACACAGACAATAAGGTGCTGATTACATCTCCTACATTCCGCTACAAGAACGTAATGCTGACGTATTACACTAATTGCATCACGCCTTCGGAGGAAACGGTGATACATCCGTGGTTCATTGAGGCTATGAAGTGGTTTCTGTATTACAAATATTATTTTCTCAAGGGGGATGCAAGGTGGCAGGCAAGTAAAATAGAATACGAGAATTTGTATTATTTTGCTCTTACAAGCAAATACAGGATGAAGATTCCGACAATTGTCAAAATCGTTGAACGCACAAGAGGCTACAGGCACATAGTATAAATATGGCACAGGAAACGGCAGGAACCATTGGCATTCCCGTTCTCAAGAACGAAATATTGCCTTATTTGACAGACTACGCAAAGCGTCAGGAAAGGGCTGAGTTGTATAAACAGAAGGCTGCTGCTGCGGCTGCTCAGAAGGCAGCAAAGGAAGAAAAGCCCGTAGAGCTTGACCAAACGCAATATGTAGGAGCAGGATATGACAAGTGGTTAAAAGAATCTTATGATACAGACCTTGCTAAAGCAAAGGCTGTTATGGCTAATCCAGCATCAACAAGGCAAGAAAAGGTAGAGGCAGCAGCAATTTTTAAATCAGGGGGGGAATATAGAAGTAAGCTAACAAAGCAACGGGAGGATGAATGGAAGAATGCTGTTAATGACATGAATACACGTTCATTATATACAGTGCCTCCAACGTATTATTATGAACAAACAAAGGACTTGCCTGGCGTTTTGTCAACACAAGAGATTGTAACAAAGGCTAAATCAAATCCATTGCAATTTTTGGATTTTGACAAAATAAACAAAATGTCGCAAGGTTTTGCTGTAAGAGATGTTTCTTTGGATGAACCAGGAGGTCAAAAGAAAACTCAATTTAAGGGAAGCGCATTGTTTAACTATGAACTTGTTGATGACCCCAATGATGTATTTGTGGGTAAAAAAGTTCCAGTAATAAAAGAAGTGAATGGCGAGGTGGCAAAAAAATTTATTGCCGCAAACCCTGAATTACAACAAGCCTTTAATGATTGGACAAAAATTAAGGCAGATGAAATTATAGCCGCAGGGAATTTAGCAGGAACCCAAGTAGACCCAGCAAAAGCCGAAAAAATGGCCGTAGATGAGTTTCTGAAAAAATCATTCCGTGATGCCCCAATACAATATGGAATGAACATCACCCCACGCACCCCAAGAAGCGGAGGTGTTGTTGGAGGAACGCCTCCGGCATCCACTACAGGGCAGAGTAACTATGTGGCAATGCCAGTTTATAGTATGGAGAAAGACAAGAAGACGAATAGGGAAGAGAATTTGGGTGAACAAAATTTTGAAATTGGAAGTGCCTCAGATAAATTTTGGCCTATTACATCAAAAGACCATCCCGCAGGCGTAAAAGTATATTTAATGATGGATGATGAAGAAGAAGATGTGCAAAATTCTTTTAATAAAGCAAACGATGGAACTTATATTGCAAAAAGAGGATTTAAGTATTCCAATCCAACAGAAAGAACCGTATTCTTTGCAAAGAATGACATACCATTCTATAACCCCGATGGAAGCGTTAAGTATAAAATTAAACAAGGAAGTCCAATAGATAATACAACGGGGGACAAATTATTTAATGATGGCAGAGGTAGTAGCGTAGAAACTTTACATGGATATGATGTGACGGCCACAATGGAAAATGGCCCCGTGGTGAGAATGTTCGTTCCTGTTGGACAAGACGCAAACATCAAGGCCGCCATAGGGAAAAAGAAATAAATAAAATATTTATAAAAATATGGCAGAGCTTGACGGAAACGAAAGGAAGAAACTATACAGCAAACTTTATAACGACCCTGACACGAAGGCTGAAACTGCAAAGTATTCGTTCAAGGAATGGGAAAAGAGTTTCTTGGATGACGCAGGCAAGAGGTCTAAGATAGGACTTCTTGCTGTGGGCAAGAATTGGGTGTCGGACTATTCTGAGTTTAGGAATAAATATGCCTCAGAGTTAAACCCTCCCGCCGCCCCTGCTGCCAAGCCTGCCGCTCCTGTAGCCGCCCCTGTTGCTGCTGCTCCTATTGAGCAGGCTGCTCCTATTCCTTCCGTTGAACCAATGGAAGGAGAGGAGATTTCCGAAGTGGAATACGAGGGCCAAATGCTTCCTGAAGTGACGGCCTACGGAAACCTTCCTGAGTATGGTACGCAAGAGTACGAGGAAATAATAAAAGGGGACTATCCTGTAGGCAGTGATGAGTACAACCTACAGATGGCTGTTAAGAACCAATTGCCTCGTGTAGAATTAGGAGCAGGGGGATATACACAAGATATGGCAGCGAATCTTCCCGAAACAATGGAGAAAGCAAAGCAGTCTTCACTAAGCCCTGTCTTCAAAGACTATGAGATGGCCCAAAAGATGATGAAGGGAGAAGTGCCTCTTGTGACGCAAAAAGATGTACGAGAGGCTCAAGAGGGATTTGGAAGGGCTACAAAAGAGCAGCAGCAAGCTGCTATAATGGGTACGCCTGGATATAATTTAGAAAAAGAAAAGGAATGGGAAAAGTTGTCTGGGTTAGAAAAAACCGGACAAAAAGTAATGGACTTCGCTTCAGGCTTTAATAGAGCCTTGTTTAAAACGCCATCCTCAGTTGTTAAAACCTCATCCGAACTTGGAGTGGGGATACTTAATATGTTGGGAGGGGATATGAAGTCTGAAGATGCTATTTTGTATAATCTTGCTGATAAGTATGACAAATGGCTTGACACAAGTGAAACCGCAAAGAAATGGATAGGAGACCCAAATAGAGGGGGGTTGGTGTCTGATGTTGGGTCCGGCATAGGGCAGATTTTCACAATGTATGCTACAGGGGGCACAGGAGGGGCATCAAAGGCTTTGCTTTCCCAACCTACTGTTTTAAAAGCCGTTGGGCAAAAAATGTTTAGCAAGCCCTCTATGGTTTCCTTTAGCCAAATATTCAATTCTGAATATGAAGCAATGAAAGCAAAAGGGGAGAGCGACCAAACAGCATTTAAACAAGCATTGCTTAATGGATTTACGGCCTCTCCATTGGAAAATCTTCCACTTGTTAACTTAGCGGAAAGGCTAAATAAAACAATAGGGGTAAAGCTAACAAAAAGAATTATTAATTCCCTTCAACAAGGAGCAGAAGAGGCTACGCAAGAGTCTGTTCAGCAAGTTTTTAGCAACCTTAGCAATAACTCATTGGTTGAGTTGGAGAAAAACATTGTTGATTGGGCAAGAGGAGTACAACCAAGTGCCGAGGCAGGAGGCGTAGTAGGTGCGCTAATTGGAGGCTTGGCTAACGTAAGGGATGCAAGAAAATACGCAACATCAAAAGTTGGATTATCCACATTCAGCCCCGCAATCCAAGAAAGCCAAGTAGTTCAAATAGCTGCGAACGATTATCAGAAAAGCATATCAAGAGCCGAAGAGCAGGGCAAAAAGCCCGACAAATTTGATGTCAAGCAACTTGAAAAACTGAGAAACGACCCTGAAGCATGGGTGAAGGGAGAGATAAAGTATCTCACGCAAAAAATAGAGGAAGACAAGAAGGCTAATATTGACACGAAAGTTACTGAGGCCGACCTTGCCGAGCACAACGCCCTGCTTGCCCAAATCAAGGCCGAGAAGAAAGGAATGGAGCAGGCTGCTCTTGCTCCGGCACAAGAGGCCGCTCCTGTAGCTCCTGAAGCCGAGGTTGTTCCTGCGGAAACGGTGATGGCTCCTGAAGTGACAGCCCCTGTGGCATTCCCTTCTGATGAACAGATTGCTGATGATATACAGAACAAGAGATTCGCAAGATTTACATATAGTAATGAATCGGAAGTTCCTGAACAATTCAAGGACAAAATATCTTTAAGAGGCGAAACAAACGGAGTTCCATTTGTAAGAGTTACGTTGCCACAATCGGTAGCAGAATATGAAGCATCAAGAGTTGCCCCCGAAGCCCCTGTTACAGAAACCGCTCCCGTTACAGAGGAATCCCCTGTAGCCGAGGAAACTATTCCTGTAGCCCCCGAAACGGAGGAGGACTATTCGTTCCTTGAGGAAACGGAACTCACGCCTGAAGAAAGGGATGCTCTGTTGGCTCAGGAGGAAACGGCCCCCGTTGCTCCTGTGCAAGTATTGCGTCCTAAGCTTCCCGAAATACAAGTTCCCAAACCAGAAGGCTTTGCGCCATTCCTTCGCAAACTTGGATACACCGATGAGGAAATATCCAAAATGACGTTTGAGCAGCAACAAGAGATTGCTACCAATAAAACTGAGCCAGCAAGAGCAGAAGGCAGTTCTAAAGTTGATGTCGCAAAAGAGAATCAAAGAGTAGAAAAGGTTGCTGAGGCTCAAAGGAAAATAGACGAGGAGATTGCCGCTGAGGAAGCCGCTCCCGAAGCCCCTGCCGCCCCTATGAAAGAAGTGGGCGTGGGAGGCATTATAAGAGGCCACGAAGACATTGTGGGCAACGAGGGATTGGGAGATGTCAGAAATCAACTTTCTGAAGAGAACAATGGAGTAATAGTAGCCAATGGGAAGGACGGCAATCAATATGCCGTTGCCTTTTCAAGAAAAGGAGGAGACAGGCAAAACATATGGGAGCAAGGAAGTTCAACGCCTCGTCCCGGCCACATTTACACGTCTGTAAAGATTGAAGACCCCTCAAACGCTCAGGAAGTGGAGGCTGCCAAGAAGCAGGCTGAGGCGGCCCTTGCTGAAATCCTCCCAACAGTTAAGGGAGGAAACATAAGGGCCTCTGACGTTCAGCAAGCCATTACGGATTTTCAAACTAAAAAGCCTGCCGAACCCGCTCCTAAAAAGAAAGCCGCTCCTGCCGCTCCCGCCCCCAAAGCAGAAACGAAACAGGAAGCTCCTAAGCCTGAAGCCAAGCCCTCTTCCACCACTCCCCAAGAAGGGGCCACTGTTGAAATCCCTGCCCAAAGAGCGGAGTTCGGCACAAGGAACATGGTGTTCAAGGAGGGAGAGTGGAAGCAAAATGTCGGAGGGGATATGGTTAAAGTGGGGCCTGCCGTCCAGCAGCAAGCTCAAGAGGCTTTTGCCGGGAAGGCTGAAGCGAAGCCTGCTGCTGAAACAAAAACAGAGGCCGCTCAAAAAGAAGAGGGCAAGAAGCCTTCCGCAAAAGAACTTGCCTCCCAAATAGAGGATATGAGAAGCCTTCCTCCTGCTAAGCGCAAGGCCGCACAGCAAGCCATTGAGGAACGTTACGGCAAGGAAGACGTGGCGAAAATGATTGAAATAACTGCTAACTTTACGAAAATTATAGACGACCTTGAGCAAAGGGGAGTCGTTAAAATAGATTGTCCATAATATGAAAAAAAGCCTCCTTTCTTCCGCCGACCTCAAGAGCCTACAGCAGGCCGTTGAACACGAGCTGTACGCTTCCAATTTCTACAAATACGCTGCCTCCTGCTGTCAGAAGCAGGGCTTGTTCGGAGCGCAGAAGTTCTTTGAGAACGAATCTGCTGACGAGCTGAAGCATTATTACAAGCTGCGTGATTTCCTGAACGATATGGGGAGCGAGGCTGATATGCCACAGATAGATGAGGTGGACTTCAAGGAAGGCATTGATTTAATGGGCATCCTTGATGCGGCCTTTGAATTGGAGAAAGACCTCGGAGAGTTCTACGGCAAGTTTTATTTTGCCACAAAGGACGCTGCCGTTCAGGTGAGGATTCACAAGTTTGTGAAAATACAGACAAAGGCTGTGGGCGAATATATGGACTTGATTGCCCGGCTCTCGCTCATAGGAGATTGCCCAAGCGGCTTGTTGCTGATTGACCAGGAACTCGGAAACAAATAAGAAATGGCGAAGAACTTAAAGCCTTGCATCACTATTATAAATATAGACGGCAAGGAAGCAAGGCTTACGTATGACCAAATGCGTGAGCACCTCTTTAACAATCCCGAATTGTGGCAAGAGGGAAAAGCGGAACGCAGGAAAATAGGGGGGAAGGAAGGCAAGGTTGAAGGCAAGAAAGCAGACCCCATCCTTGCGGCCCTTGACAAAGGGAAAATAAAAGGTGTTGCCGGTATGAACACCGTTGTGTGGAATGCCGCCATTGACACCATTAAGGCAGCCTACATTGCCGGGAAATCTATTGCCGAAGCCATCAACGCAGGGATTGCCTATTTGAAGAGCAAAGGGGAAAATGTGTCCCAATATCAGGATGCTCTTGATGACATCCGCAAAGCAGAAAAGCCGAGGGTGGCAACATTCTTTTCGGGAGCTGGCACGATGGAGGCAGTTCTTCCAAAAGCCGAATCTGTAATGGCCGTTGAATACAGCCCCACATATATGAAGGCTTACAACGATGCCTTCGGAACAAAGTATGAAGCAAGGGATGTAACGCAGATAGATTCACAAGAAGTGAAGGCTGCCAACCCAGACATCTTCCACGCTTCTCCCGTTTGTAAAAACTTCTCAAAGGCGAAGAACATTAACACGGTGGAGAAATCCGATATGGATTCTGCCGAGTCTGTGGCAAGGGTTATTCGTGAAGCAAAGCCTCCTGTAGTTACAATTGAGAATGTTCCCGGATACAAAGACACTGTCCCATTCAAGGCCATCATTGATGCTTTGAAAGATGCGGGGTATACTTACGATGTGGGCGTTTATAATGCCGCTGACTATGGTGGTGTTCAAAACAGAAAGCGGTTGTTTGTTCGTGCCGTAAAGGATGGCAAACTTCCTGCTCTTCCAAAAACAACAAAGCAAGGCGATTGGTATAAGGCCGTAGAGGACTTAATTGATGATGCGCCTGATGCTCCATTTACCACAAGGACAAAGGAGAAAAACTGGGAGCAAGAAAGGATTGATGAAATGATAGCAGATGGCAGATTAGATGCCTCAAAGCCCATTATTACTATGGGGGCTTCTGCCTATAAGGGAGAGGCTGCTGCATCAAATGCTGGCAATCCATCTCCTACATTGCTAAGTTCATCAAGTCAAGTGCCTCGCATCATTATGCCTGACGGCAGAATAAAAAGGGTGACACCTGAAATGATGAAGCGGCTTATGGACTTGCCTCTTTCCTATCCTGTCCCTGCCGATGCTAAAGTTGCAAAGGAGGTGTTGGGCAACGGAATGGATGGTGCGTTTACAAAGGCTCTCATTGAGCCGTTGATTCAACAAACTAGCCCCGAACAGAAACTCAAGCAAGCCTTTAACGAATGGAAGGCCGAGAACAACAAACTCGGAATTTCCGTCAATTGGGAGAGGCTTGCCGAATCTGACAAGAAACTCATCAAGGCCCTGTTCGATTACATTAAGGAAAAGATAAGGCAAGGGGCATATTCCTTTGAAACGTTTGCCAAGGAATACGGAGGCAAAATAAAGAACTTTGACGCTCAGAGGAAGAAATGGGAGGGCTTGTATAACAAGGCCGCCAAGGAGGTGGAAGCGGAGAAGCCCGTAACGCCTACGGAGAAAAAGAAGGAAGCTCCTGAAAAGCCTGCGGCAGAGGGGGAAGAGGGGACAAAGGAACGTAAGTTCATCACTTCCACGAAAGCCCTTGAGGACATTTCTGATAGTGTAAAGGAAGCTCTATTTGGTGAATCATCACGATACACAGTTCTTCCAAATCAAGTGAGTATAAAGGAGGCCAATGCTATTTTGGAGGCAATGGGAGCAGACAGGGCAAAGGCTCTTGTGCTTAACGGAGATGAGAACATTCCAGATGCCTTTCGTGTAACGCTTGGAGAAATTCTGATAAAAAAGTTCAACAGTGAAGGAAAATATGACGATGCTATAGATGTTACAAAAGGCGTAGCAACGGAAGCTACAGGATGGGGACGGGCAATACAAACTCTATCCCTGATTAAATTTCTTACGCCTGAAGGACAGCTATTGGCTGCCACAAGGAACATAAATGCTCTTCGTGACGAAAGGTTTAAGAAAGAGGAGGGCAAAATGGACAAGGTGAAGAAGGCTTTCAAGAAGGCAGATGATGAAGCCATTGAAGGAGCAATAGACGCCGTTGTTACGCAAACAGAAGAAACTCCTGCCCCACAAGCCACAAGAGCAAAGACATGGGGAGAGAAGAATAAAATAATAACAAAGGCGGCCTATCAAAAAGCAAAAGAGGCTCTCAAGAGAATAAAACTATTCACCACCCCAATACCAGAGGAACTCATCACCATCGCAGCCTATCACATTGAAGCGGGAGCAAGAAGTTTTGCCGACTTCAGCAAAGAGATGGTGAAGGACTTTGGAAAGAAAGTGAGGCCATATCTGAAAGCTGCTTACAAAAAAGCTCAGACCAAAGTTGGAGGCACAGGATATTCCACAGATGCTGAAATAGCTACGCACCTATCACAAGACCTTGATAGGGACATAAAGGATGTAATGAAGCAATCGGGTGTACAAATCCGTGACTTGATTAAACAACACTATTCCGAAGGGGAGCGAACTAAAGAAGCCTTGACAAAGGCATTGGTGGATAGGCTCGGTCTTGACGCATCAGATGCAGCCACAATAGCTTCAAAGGTAGAGGCTGAATACAATAGGCTTGCCACGCAAAAGAAAGAACAGGCTCTGAAAGCAATTGAAAAAAGACTTCTTAGAAAACCTTCTGTTCGCAAGAAAGCGGAAGAAAAACTTATTGAACTTTCCAACCTTGGCGCACTTGACGAGAAAACCTTTAAAGAGGAATACGCAAGAGCAATGGGCTTCCCTGAAATAACAAAAGAGAATGCCGCTAAGATTAAGGAACTTGCAGAGAAGCTACAAAACGCAAAAGAAGGAAGGCCAAAGTATAACGCAACAATTGACTTGCTGAATTATCAAGCAAGCCTGCCAGGCGTTGATAAAATGGACTTAGCCACCTCTATTTGGATGGCATCATTACTTTCGGGCCCTTCTACGCAACTAAAAAACATTTTTGCCAACTCATACAACATGGGGGCATTGGCCTTCAATGTAGCGATGCAAAGCCCCAAAGACATCCCATTCCTTCTTAGGGGACTAACCATAGGACTTGGGAATGGGCTGCAAGAAGGGGGCTCTACAATGGTGACAGGGCAGTCGCCAATTAAACAAGCTGCCGCTGCTCAAGGCATTTTGGAAAGAACAAAGTTTAGCCCATACAATCCGTATGGCTACTACAAATTCGTCCCAAGGTTTATGCTTGCTGCTGATGCTGTCACTTATGGTGGCCTTAAAGAAATGAGAGCCTATCAACTTGCACTTGCGGAGGCAAGGGATAAATATCCTACAGATAATGCTGTTCAAAAGGCTATTGAAATATTGGCTCAAACAGATGTCCAATTACAATTAGCACAAGCAGAGGCCGAGCAAGAATATCAGGCAGCAGTGGCTGAAATTGATGCTGACACAAGTCTTAATAAACTTCAGAAAGAAACCAAGAAGGCGGCTGCAAAACTTGACAGAAGTCGCAGGGTGTATGACATTGTTGAGCAGAACAGGCCAAATCAATTAGTTAAGGATGCCCATGATTTCGCTCTTAGGGGTACATTTAATAATCCTCCTGATGGCTCATTAGGGGTGGCCGCAAGGTTTTTCAACGGAATAACACATAAAGTTCCCGCAATAAGGTTCTTTGTTCCATTTGTGAATGTAATTACAAACGTTGCTAATGAATACGTCAATTACTCTCCTATTGGGTATTTGAGAGCAATCAAAGGGGGCTCAATTATGGGCAACAGAAAAACCTTTACTGAGCAGGACAAAAAGGAACTAATGATTAAGGCCACCATTGGAACTACGGCAGCCATTGCGGCTTACGTCCTAAGTGGAATTGGAGGCGATGACGAGGAAGAGCCATTCTTCCAAATAACAGCAGATGGGTATAATGACTACAAAAAGAATAAAGAACTTGAGAGAACAGGATGGAGGCCATATAGCATAAAAATTGGCAATACATGGATAAGCTACAAGCTAACTCCTATGGCTGCTATGCTTGCAGCAATAGGGGCTTTGCGTGATAGAGAAAAGTATGGCAAAGAAAAATTGACAGAAAGTGCTCTTAACAAATTAGTCATCCCATTCCAGGAGTTTATGTCCACTGTTGCGGAGACATCATTCCTTGGCTCTGCCGAAACATTCCTTTCTGGAGTGCTTGGGGCTACAAAAGGAGACAAAGGACAAAAGTTGACAGAATGGGCTTCAAAAACTGGAGCATCCGTTGTTCCTGTTTTAGGAACAAATCTATATCAGCAAGTAGCCGAAAAGACATACGATGCCCTTGATATTCCTGACAAAGAATACAGAGGCGTTGATGGAGCTATTGGAGTGTTTGCTAAAACTCTGCGGAACGTTCCTGTGATTAGAGAAGAATTAAAAAATGCTGTAAACGGACTTGGAGAAGAACTCCCACCGCAAACAGGAGGCATAATATTCTCTAAGAAAGAAGCAGGTCCTTACGCTAAATTATGGCAACTCCTTGTTGACAAGAAGGCAACAACAGGCCGCCCCGATAGAAGAGGGGCTACATACATTGATATTAATGGCAATCAAAAAGCCATGAATGACGAGCAGTTCTATTTCTTTGCCAAGACAAGAGGCGAATACATACGCAAATTGATGGAGAAGCAATATGACAAGCTACAAGAGATGAATGATAAAGAGTTTGCCGATTGGATGGAAAACACTCGCACGGGCGCAAACAGATTTGCAAACGGAGAACTTGCTCTTCAAAGTGAAAAGGGTATTTACGAAAAGGGGATAAATAAATACAAGGCCGAAGCGGAGCATGAGAAAAACAAAATCATGTACTCTATAGAAATTGGGGATGTAGACGATGTTAAGCAAGCGTTTGATAACTATGAGTCCCTTTCCCCAAATACGCTTTCAAAGAACAAGAAAGAAGTGTACAGCAAGATTGTATCTGATGACATCATTCCAGCTAACATAAAGGAAGAGGACAAGATTGACTTTTACAAAAGCATTTTTTCGGACAAAAACCCAACTATTTCCGTGCAAGAAAAAGGAAAGGACGGAAGGGTTAAAATAGTGCGTAAGCCCTTTAAAGAAGTTTTCACTCCAGAGCAAATGGCTGAATACAAAGAGAAGTACATCGAAAAAGAGCAAGAGGTTGTTAAGAAGTTGGAGGTTTTAGATAGGGCTCTTAAAACGAGTTTTGCGAAAAAGAAGTCTGATGAGGCCGTGTGGAGAAGGTATATTAAACCATCCGAATAACCTCGTACCTTTGCAATTATGATACACAGGATAGACAGGGTGAATCCCGATGTGGACGACAGGGTGATAAAGCCTAACGAGGCACGGATGGCCGTGAACCTCCGTTTCGGAGCCTCCACAGAGGACACCAACCTTTCGGGAGGAACGCTCGTGTTGGGCAACACACAAATTCCTTTTGGAGCTCCCGCAGGCATTAACAAGGCTGTGGGAACGTATGCCGACCTTGAATCCAGGAACGTATTCTTTGCTATGTATAACAGCAACGGGAATCACGGTATCTATCGTATTTCCGTAGACCAATTGACAAAAAAAGACGTTGTCTATCCTGTTGTACGGGGAGCGTGGCTGAACTTCCAATCAGACGATGCCTATAACGTGTCCATTACGGGCATAGACGGCAAGTTGTATTGGACGGACAATGTAAACGAACCTCGTATGGTGAATGTCGAAAAGGGCATTCGGACGCAAACAGGAGGAGCAGATGCCTATCCCATTGCGCCCATAGAGGATTGGTTCTATTCGCAAATCAAGAGGCCACCGGGGCAGCCGCTTGTCATTACGCCTATATTGGGACAAGAGGAACTTAGTAGTACATACACAAACAGAACTTTGACAGATACGGGCCTTCAGTTTTCGTATTACTATGTGTACGATAACTTTGAGGAGAGCCGTCTTGCTCCGTTTACGTTTAATAGCTATGCCGTCTATGATGTTACGCTGACAATCCCTGAGCCTGAATTCTCCCAATACACAAAGTACACGCAGCTCATCAAGGCCATTGTAATTGTTGTTCGCAATGGGAATGATGGAACGTGGAGAGAGCTTGTTTACGAAACAAACACAGGAACAAAGAGTTCTTGGTTCTTTAAGAACATTCTTACAGCGGTTAAGAACATTGTGGCCTCGGACATTACGGATGCCCGATTTGACAGCGTTCCGTTAAAGAGCGTAACAAACGAAATTGCTCAAAACAAAATCAATCACGGAAATTATATTCTTGATAATGATTTTGTGAGTGGGGTGTCTTTTGATGCCACCATAAGGCCAATAGTAGACATTATAACAGAGGGAGCGAATTTCCCCGTAGATAATGCCACCTACTATCTTAATTCATTTGTTCCTTGGGGAAGATACACAATAGGCTTAGAGTTTGTTGATAAATTTGGACGCACATATCCTGTAAATAACACAGTAGATGTGGTGGCTCCATATCTAAACCAAGAATATCAAAATCTTGCAGGAACGTGGTATGCTCCAGGAAATAGAATAATGTTGGAAGTTGGGAATGAATATAAATATATAAACGTTCCAGTTTATCAGCAAGGCAAGGGAACGGCTGGCTCATATAATACCGTTGCAGAATACAAGATAAGAGGAACTTTACCATCTTGGGTTAGTCGAGTTAATGTTGTAAGAAGTAAGTCCAAGAACATTGTCAATATGCATCAAAGCATTGGGCAGATGTATCTATGGTATGAAACAGAAACTCAAGAGCCTCGTTTTTTTATTTGGGTACAAGGAAGGCTTGTTCAGTATAACATTCCCAATGATGCTACAACAAACAATCTAAACACCATTCAGGATGGAGGCAGTGCAAATAATCCAAAGTTTACATTTAAAGGATATGTAATAAAATTTAACAACAATGAGCCATTTGTTCAAACAGATGGTCTTTATGTTACAATTTACCAGCCATATAGCCTTAATAGCCCAGCATTAAACTATAGCAACCCAAGTGAATCTACAACAGATGTTGTTAATGACGTTGGGAGATTTTCAAATTATGTAAAATTTAAAGTTCATTTAATAGAATCAGATAGGATATACATCAAAACAGGCGACCCAATTGAAAGACACCCATTATTTGACACCGCCGTTAATCCTCTTTTTCAACCAAAACTTTTATATCTTACGCCATACTCTTTTCCTGTTGCTTGTTTTGATGTAGGCACATCAGGATTTGTAGAAGCATCTGACCCCGCAAACTATTTTCCGCTTATTTATAGCTTCACGCTTACACAAGAAACAAATATAGATGACCAAATTGTTTATGTAACAGAAGCGTCCTATAGTGCTCAAGAATATAACAGCCTTTCAGGCCCAAATGGGACTAATGAAATAAAAGGGTGGTTGAAGGGAGATGGTGCATTGTGCTTTGCAAGAAAAACATATCCTGCCGTAGAGGCCACTGTAAATATTTACCTGCAAGGGCAGATTGGGTATGCGCCAGACCCTAAGCCCGTTATTTATTTTAATCAAAGAATCAGGCAGAATTCTTTTGGCTGGTACGGAACGTTCATTTCTATGTCGCCTCGTGACATTTACGCACAGCAATGGAATCAAGACATAGGCCAACTTAACACCACAAACTATAAGGACTCTCAGAACAGAAGGCTTGCAAGCAACATTTGCTTCTCAGGCAATCTCGTTCAGGGAACGCAAGTGAATGGCCTTAACAAGTTCAACTCCCTTGACTTCCGTCAGGCCCCTGCCGAGAACGGCCCCATCACCTCCCTTGTCACTACGAATGCGACACAGAGAGAGCCCGGTGTTCTCCTTGCCATAGGAACGTTTGGGGTGAGTTCGTTCTATTACGATGCCATCCAGCTCACGAATGTGGACGGCACGAATAACGTAACAACAACGGATGCCTACCTCGCCTCACAGAGGCCGCTGCTTGGACAATACGGAACAACAAGGCCAATGAGCGTAACGAAGACACCTTTAGGCACTGTCTATTGGTGGAGCGATGTCGTGAACGATTTGATACGTTACACGAACGCAGGACTTGAAAGGCTTGGTAATACGTTCTCTTTTGCCAACTTCCTCAGAAGAACGTACAATGACAATCCACTCTTGATTACTTGGTACGACCAAGTGACAGATGAAATCAATCTTCTTGGAAAGTCCCAAAGCACTTCCGTGTTCTCAGAGCGTTACAAAACATTTCAGGGGGTGAGGAGTTATTGGGACATAGGCCCGACAGGCCCTATTTATCCTGAACGTGCCATAGGACTTCCGACAAAGCAATATTGGTTTGTAAACGGAAAGGTGTTTATGGCTGACGTGGAGGCGAGCAAGGTGAACGTCCCTGACAATTTCTTCTTTGGGTCGTTCCGTAATCCACAAGTGAGCCTTGTGACAAACGAATCTCCTGCTGCCGTTAAGCGGTGGAATCAGGTGAAAGTGTTTGGCAACAAACCAACAGAGGTGAGCCTTGTTGCCCCCATTGATGACGGAGGCGAGTTGCGTTCCTCTATTTCCCCTAACTATTTCATAAGCAGAAAGGGAGACTGGGAAGCTGCTATACGCAGGGCCTCAAACACCACGGGAGGATTGCTTGCAGGAAAACTTATGGAAAGTAGGATAATATATTCTAACTTTGCGTTTAGCGCAGAAGGCTTTGACAAGCTGAATTTCATAGAAGTGAAGAGTAACGTTTCAATAGTTCAATAATATGGCAGTAGAAAATTGGCAAATGCCCGCCATTGGAGCGGGAGCTGCCTTCCTTGGAAGCATTCCACAAATGGTGGAGGCCCGCAGGCTAAAGAAAGAGAGAGACCGCCTTATGGCAGAAGGCTCTCCCGGCTTCACACCTATTGAACAAGAACAAATGGCTGCTGCCCGTGCAAGGGCGGCTTCTTCTCTTGCTCCGGGCTACGCTCAAGAAATGGAAGGCATTGCTCAACAGCAGGCCGACACGCTTGCCGCAGCCAAAAGGGGAAGCACAACAGGAAGCAATATGCTGAACGTTCTGTCAAGAATGAACGCACAAGGACAAGCTGCAAGGCGCAATTTGGCTATGCGTGGAGCTGCGGCTCAACGTCAGGCACAAAGCGAACTCGGCTCAATGTCTATGGGAGCAGATGCAAGAAGAGTGCAGAGAGAACAACTAAGGGAACGTCAATTGTCCGCAATTGATGCTGCAAGAAGGCAATACGCTACAGAACCATTTATGGCTCCTTTGAAAGGGGCTATGGCCTTTATGCCTGCCGAGGGATTGAAGTTTAGTGGAGGAGGTAGGGACGTAGATGAATACGGAACTCCTGCTCCTTTTGGTATGTCAAGAAAAATGAGGCAGAATAAATATTATTAAATGTTCGCACCAGACCTATCCGTTCCGTTTGAAAAGAAGAAGTCGAAGGAGTTCGGGAAGGACTTTGCCTCCGGCCTTGAGTCTTGGCATCTGATGCAAATAGAAAGCCCCAACTTCCCTAAAAGGAGATGGGCAGAGAACTATCAATACGCACTCGGAGCGCAAACATATTTGCGTACCACTCAGCCAATAGACAATCTTGTAGGAACGGATAGTCAGACGCTCCCCGGAGCAGACCTCCGCAACATGAAGCTCACCTCCACAATCCTTGAGAGTATTGTAGGAAAGCTAAACAAGCAACGTTTCCGTCCGACAATTAGTATGATAGATGCGCTTGCTATGGATGAGCGCACGGACATGAAGGCCAAGATGGAACTTGCCATGTACCTCAAACAGCAGGGCATGGAGAGTGAGCAAATAATGCAGCAGATTGGCCTGTCTCCTGATGAAGTTCCAATGGACACAACGGAACTACAGATAATGATAGATTGTATGCCTCAATTCGTTGAGGAAATGAATCTTGAACTTGCCTTAAATAAAATAGGGCACGAGAATAGCCTTGACACCCTTGCTCGGATGGTGGACTATGACGATGCCATCACAGCCGTGAGGGGACATTACATTAACAGAGTAAATGGGAAACGTCAAATTGAATGGCTTGACCCGCTTAATAGCGGTCATAGTATGTCCTTTTATCCTGATGGCCGTGACATTGTTTGGAGCTACAGAATACGGCCTGTTCCTGTTGAGCAAGTTCGCATCGAAGCGCAGGAAGACCTCACGGACGAGCAGCTAAACAATCTGAGGGGAGGCCAATTTAGCCTTCTCTACAATTGGCTGTTTTGGTGGAACTCTTCCAATCAACAGAACTATCTGACAACATTCACCAACACATATACAGACTATGTACTCGTTATGGACTTTGAGTTCGTTTCCACAGACCTACTCTACACAAATGTCAAGAACGGGAGGGCTTATAATGGATATACCAAAAAGACTCCCGGAAAAGATGGAGACGTATTCACAGCTAAAGTGCAGAACCTTTTCGGGGGGAAGTACATTTGTGGCTCTGGGTACATATACGACTATGGGGTTAAGGCTGGTGTACGCCAACCTATCGTAACCAAGAACGAGGATGCCTTCAAGGTGAATGCCTCTAAGGTGTATGGCTCGTTTGTATGGCATCATTCCTCTATGATAAGAGGAGAGAGCGTTTCCATCATTGACAGAGCCAAGCCGCACATTGACGCAATTGAGGACACCTTCAAGAAGTTTAAGACATACGTTAAAGAATTCCTTCCTTGGATGATAAGGGTGGACCAAGATGCCTTGGCCGACCTTGCTATGAAGGAGGGGGATGACGTTACAGCAGAGGACTTAATGACCACGCTCCTTGAAA